AGTAGCTCTTTGCCGCATGAACGGCATCTTACACTTACCATTTCTCTAGGCTCCTAGCCAACCTGCATTTGGTTCTTTTTTTCCAATCATTCTCTTTGCTGTTGCAGAAATAATATCCATTGCTTCATCTAAAGTATCTGCATCTCCTGTTTCTTGTCTAGTCGCACCCCAATTTCGTGGTGTGTCGGTTATGCACCAACGCCACTTTTTCATATCTTCACTATACCAGAGGTGGACTCTCATTTAGGTACTCCAAAGTTGATTTATAATCATTATCAAATAACTCTAACCCCTTATCAGTTAGAACATGCTTATACATCTTCTCAAAGACTGCTGTAGGCATGGTAACAATGTCTGCACCATACTCAAATGCTCTACCTACATCCCTTACACCTCTCAAGGATGCTGCCAGAACCTGAGTTCTTACAAAGTGTTCTTTGAAAACATTAACAATATCTTTAACAAGACATAACCCACCAAAGGAATTGTCATCAACCCTACCAACAAAAGGTGAGACATATGCAGCACCTGCTTTAGCAGCAAGAATTGCTTGTGCTTGTGAAAAGATAAGAGTTACATTTACTCTTATATTCTCCTTAGCAAGTTCATGACATACTCTTAATCCATCTGGAGTACAAGGAACTTTGATAGTTACACAATCTCCAAACAAATCTACTAAGCGATGTGCTTCTCTAAGCATACCAATTACAGTATTATCAACTACTTCCATACTGATATCAGGGATACCCAATGATTTAAGTTCGCCATAAACATCATCAGGTTTACGATGCGACTTTAATATTAAAGAAGGATTAGTTGTCACACCATTAATTAATCCAGTGCTATAATGCTTCTGGATTTCTTGGCAATCAGCAGTGTCTAAAAAGATTTGCATTATGATACGTGAATAACTCCTTTCATTCCAGCACCTGCATGAGGTTCACACTGGAACTCATAGTCTCCTGGATCAGTAAAGGTTACATCAAAACTCTCTCCACCTAGAAACGAAAGGTCTGAGTGTGATGGTAGATCTCCATTAATAAATGTAACCGTTTCTCCAGCAGAGATAGTTACTTCGTTTGGTTCAAAGACTAGGTTGCCACCTGAACCCATTGTTATGTCTACTGCCCATGCAGGTAGAGCAAAGAACAATGTAATTAATGCTGTGATTAAAAGTTTCATATGTTATATATCAGGATTGAAGTAATCCTTACGCATGTAACGCCCTAGAATGTTAGAATTATAATACAAAGGGTTCTTTCCGTCAACCGTTTCTGTTAGCACATTATTAAGAAACAGTTGCTTAGTCTCCTCAAAATTTACTTTTCCAAGGGTTCTGTGGAGGGAGATGATTTCTCTACGGAATGCACTATTCCCCAGAAGTTTCCTGTCTGCTGCAAGTTCCTTAGAACTTCCGTAGTATGTTTTCCAGTCACTCTCACTCGTAACTTTGCGTCTTGCACCTCTAGGCTTTCTACGCTGTGTAAAATACTTTCGTCCGATGTATTTCCTGCCGTTCTGAAGATTAGTAATGCAGTAGACAAAACCGAAGAAATCGTTAATGTCGTCAGAAGTAAAAGCTGTGCCTTGATAGGTCCAGGCATTTTCATATATGCCTTCAGCCACGCTGGTCTCTGTGGAGGTCGCCATCCCATAATTTTCATTCCATGTCTCCTATTTAGTTCAGCAAGTTCGACTTCGTTAGGAAAGTCTATACCCAAGTTGATACAGTAATCTCAAGACTATTATCATCCATTTCCCACTCTTCATCAACTACAAATCCCATCTCTTTAGCAGTACCATAAATTGTCATCCTTGCATACTGTTGAGTAAGTTTATCTACGAACCTAGTAGGAGGAACATCAAGAGTCCAAGTATCATGGTCAGAATAAAGGTCATAACAATCCGTCTCTGAGTTCCACCTAAACCCAATATCATTTGTGATAGCAACTTCGGCAAGAACCACAGGATGATCCGCAGCGTGGTCAGGATTAGTGATAACAAGTTCCTGATTTTGCTTAACATCATGTCCCATCAATTCAAGTGCTTCAACCAAGTAAGGCCTTTCTTTTATTTTAGTCTTTATGGTGCTGAAGTGAGACATTAACATCCCTCGGAATCGTGAGTAAATTCTTGAATAGTTTCGTCTGCAACTACAGACTGATAATATTCTGGTTTGTGTTGAACCTTAACAACGGTTCCCAGTTTCTCTTCAATTGTTCTAGTCAAGTTGTGACAATCAGTACCTACAACACCAGCAACCTCTTCGATTACAGTGCCATCTTGTTTGATACTGAATTTGATAGTTTGTTGTCCCATTATTTATTAGTAGGGTTAAGTGGTGAAAAGAAATGTTCCTTCATAGAGTAGTCTAGATCCCCTGATCCTTCGTCGATCTTAGGAACTCCTCCAGACTTGACTGACAATTCGGAGGTTCTGGTTCCTTGATCCCCTTCATCTTCTTCCAGTCCCCGTGCATTGCTCCCAGTAACCAACTGGATGCTAGGCTGGTCGGACCCTTCTTTAGAAGTTCGACCTGACTTTTGCTGAGTACCTTCATTTCTAGGTACTCTTCTCGCCAATCCGTCATGCATCCCCCAGTTCCAAAGTTTTTGTAAAAGGGTCCATATCCATTGTATCATAGTTAGCCCTCATCTGTACAGTAAGATACCCATCCTGTAACAATGTATTTAAGCCCTTTGTTAGGTGTAACACCTCTATGCACATGAGTCCATCCTGCTGGCCAAATAACACACCTACCCCTCTTAGCCCTGACTGTAGGATAATTCATGAACTCTGTGCCACTTTTAGCATTATTCAAATAGAACATCCATGCCAAAACACGATTGGATGTTGTTCCAGGACCAGCATTTTCACAATGCCAATCCTTATATCCATCATCTTCTGTTTCATATTTCTGAACAGAATAACCCTGGTACATGGACCAAAGATTAAGATATGATATCTGAGGTTGTTCCTTATTATATCTTTCAATACAATAAGGAAGTTGATTACCAATAATATTACTTATTACAGTACCATCATTAAAATGAGTGTCAGTCAATGATACACATTTCTTAATGTCTGGTGCTACTTGTATTACTCCATCCATATAAGTGGATCCAGGAATCTGTTCTGATTTCTCAAACTGATTAATTAGTATCTCACATTCTTTTTTACTTAAAGCATTATCATAAATGCCAAAGTAATCAGAGTTTGAAACCAGAGAACGTATCTTTCTCAACATCCTGTTTAATACCTCCAACTACATAAGATTCTACTTCTGTTTCTTGAGGTGCTACCTGAAGACCCTTAGAAGATATCCAATGTTGTGTCCAAGGTAATGGATTATTTCTTGCAGCAACATCATAGATTGGTGCTATACCAATCGCTTTCATTCTTTTATTAGCAATCCATTCAACATACTGATACAATAATTTATCATTTAACCCTATCATACTACCATCTTTGAACAAGTATTCTGCCCATTTCTTCTCCTCATTAACGCAATTCTTAAACTGTTGAACTGTCCATTCCTCTTCCTCCTTCATAATTTCTTTCATTATTGGATCGTCACCTTCTTTCCAGTACTTAAGTATTTGTTGAGTGAGTACAAGATGCTGGTTCTCATCCCTTGCTATGAGCGAAATGATTTTCGCAGAGCCTTCCATAAGCTTAAGCTCACCAAAAGCGAAGGAACAAGCAAAACTAACATAGAAACGTATTCCTTCCAGTATGTTAACATTTGCAATTGCCCGATAAAGTGAACGTTTTAAATCTTTTAAGCACCACTCTGCTGATGGTGATCCTTTAGCATCTGGTTGCCAGAAATTACCCTGACCCCATTCCTGTGCTTGATTAATGAATGAATCATATGCTCCAGTAACACTAGCAGCACGTTCTATATCTCGTTCATCACGTAAGATAGTATCAAATACATCTGAAGGATCTGAATATACATTCTTAACAATATAAGTATAGGATCTACTATGGATCATCTCCATAAATCCCCATACTTCCATACATGCTTCTAGTTCTGGTAAAGAACAGTATGGAATAAAGGCCATACCAGGACCACGACCTTGAACTGAATCAAGCATAGTCTGATACTTCAAATTAGAAGTAAAGATATGCTTCTGTTCTGGACGTAAAGTTTGATAATCTGATCTATCTTTTTGAAGCGATACTTCTTCAGGTCTCCAAAAATATCCCAACATCTGAGTTGTTAATCTATCAAAGGTAGGATACTTATATGAATCATACCTTTGAATCCCCAAAGGTTTACCAAAAAACATGGGTTGTTTTTTAGTATCAACTGGAGCGGTATGAAAAACCGTCATTCCCTGAATATTAGACTGCACAGGACTCACATTCTCCTTCATTAACATTACTCAACTCATTTAACAACGAATTTAATTGTGTTTTACCCTGAACACCAACCTCTTCCACATTATCATGCCATCCAATAGGATGGGCTGGTTCATCATCACTCTTCATATCATTTGTGTTCTGATAATATGAAGTCTTCCAACCATACTTGTATGTGGTTAAGAAATCCTGGGCCATTACACTAACAGGAACTTCAGAGTTCTCGAAATGCTCCGGATTATAGGACCAATTTCCAGAAATCGCTTGATCAAAGAACTTCTGCATAACAGCAACAACATTAATATAACCAGTATTCC